TACCCGCCGCTCTTTTTCTTTTTACCGCACTCTTTCTTTGCCCTGCTGTCATGCTTTTAGCTTTAGATCTCGGTACGCATTTAGGGTACTTACGCTTACTGCCTTTAGCAGACTTTCTGCCACATGCTTGGAACTTACCTTTTTTCTTGGGCGCACCTATGTCCACCCAATCACCTTTAGGTCCCTTTCCAAACCATGCGGTTAGTCCGCCTTTAGGCTTAGCCATTACTTATATCCGCCCCCGCGTTTCTTATACGTACGCACTAACCAACCATTAGCATACGCAGACGGATAGACCTTAAACTTACGCTTAGCCTCAGCTTTTACTCTTGAATACAAGGCTGGGTTAGTAGGTGTAGCCCCACCTTTCTTTTTTGCAGGTTTTCTTTTCTTTGCTGGTTTTTTTCTAGGAGCCATTATTTTTTCTTCCTTCTTCTAAGTTTTTTAAAGTCTGCTCCTGTAATCTTGTTACGGGGCTTAGCTACTCTAGCTATCTTCTTTTGTTTAGGTGACAGTTTCTTTGCCATTATTTTCTCCTCTTTGCAGTTCTAGCTGCTCTTTTAAAATCACTAGCCTTAGGCGCACCTTTGGCTCCTTTCTTTCTCATTTTTCGTCCTGACGCTCTTTTCTTATGTATATTTCTATATAAACTCATTAAGGTCTCCTCAGTTTCTTTTTGTAGTTTGACACATTTTTTACTTTCTTTTTAGTTCTTTTAGCCATTCAACATCTTCTCCCTAAGCCTTACAGCTCGGTCTCCAACCTGAGTTGCCCACTTGCTGTCCATCATTTCTGCAGCTGCTGTTTCCCAATCTTCATCTTTTACTGCGGCTAAAAACTTTTTAAATTTACTAAGTCTAGGGTAGCCTAAGTTAAAGCACATATTGGCCAATACACGTTGCCTTGTATCGTTTAAGCCGCGCCACCATTGTAAATTCTTATCTAGTTCTTTGCACACGATGTCCACGTCTGCATTCAAACAATCTTTAACTCTTTGTTCTGATACAGGTGTTCCTAAAGGTTGTCCGTGTTCTTCGTCTTTTTCTGTGATTAAGTGGCCTACGCCAAATGTAGCGTATCCAAGATGGTCATTATAAATTTCATGAATAACACCCTCATCTAACATAAGCTCTTCTAATAACTTAACTCTATCCATCATATTGTTATTGTTGTTGCCCCACCTGTTGAAACTGTAATTTTGCCTAAAGAAGCAACGCCTTCTACGCCGAACTGTTCTCTTTCGTACAGTATTATCCATTCTTCACCATTCCATAGTTGTAGTTCTTTTGTAGACAAGTTCCATATAATATCGCCTTGTTCAAATTTGTTTTCGTTGCGTTGTGTTTCATTAAAAGCAGGAGTAGCACCTACATCTACTTTACCTAAGCTGAGCTCTAAAACTCTAACTAATCTGTTAAATGTTTCAGGAGAGATTTCTCCTATGGCTATTGGTAATTTTGTTTCTAGTATCTTAGCCATTACCTTCTGCCATTTGGTTTTAAATCCATCCTTGTAGTACCTACTCTAAATCCTACGCCTAATCTAGCTCCTAAGGAATTATCATCATCAGATTCTATTCTAAGAGCAGCTTGTCTTGCTCTTAGCCTTGTATCTATCTTTGTTGTAGTTGCAGTGCATGTGTTTGTTGAATCCGTAGCTAAGCTTTCTCCTGGGAAGTTTCTTTGTTTTAGAACGAAATTAATCGTCTGATCAGAGCCTCCATTTCCTGTAAATTTAACATCAGGGATGATCCTGCTTATTGACTGAAACTGTTCTCCACTTCCTAATGCAAAGTCACTAGATTCTATAAACACGTTATCCATAGGAGACCCATCGTCATCGTTGCCCGTCTCATGATTATAAAGATAGCCTATACCCGAAGGTTCAGTGTAGGTCGCCATTGGATTATTAAAAATGCCTTCGTCTATCCAAGAACTTCTAGTCATTTCTCCTATAGTCCAAGTGCCTTCTCCATAATTATATACAACGTATTTATCTATACTCGTAGCATCTTCTGAACAGTAATACCAACCTACTTCATCGAATTCTTTGTTTAAGAATCCAAATACTTGGAAAGCTTGTCCTTCATTTAAGTCACTAAATACATAGTTTTGAACGCTACATGGAATATCTTGTACTGCTCCGTTATAGGTATAAAAACCTTTTTTATCCATCCAGAAGATACCTTTAGGACTGTTTACTGCGGCATTTGGTCCAATAAGGCCTACCCCTTCGTTTATTAGATTGACTCCAAAAGTAAAAGGCTGACCAACAAAAGTTAATGAATAAAGAGAAGTATCTGTCCAGACTAATGTTTCTTGTCTAGCTCTGACTGCTCCTATAATCGAAGATCCTGCAGAAAGCCTTAATGACCCTGCAGTGTTATTAGGTAAGGGTTCCCACTGCGTTACGTTTTCTTGGTCGCTCCAAGCTATTAATAAGGGATCAGAAGCACTGGTTCTTAAATTATCAGCATTAAGTGGATCAGCTCCAAAACAAAGAACGTGTCTGTCTATGTCACTTACTAATACTTGTAAGGCAACAGTTGGAGCTTTATTTGAACCGCTTAAAGCTGTCAGCGCAACTGCTCTTTGAGAAGTACCTGAACTTTCGTCCCAATAGAAGACACCTCCGCCTCTAGGATTTAAAACTAAATCTTCACCAAAATTATCGTGCGACCACAATCGCAGCTGGCTCGATGATGATATAGGGCTAACAGATCCAAAAGTTCCTGCACCCCAAGTTCCTGCACCCCAACCAGAACCTTCTACATACACATCCAGTCCTACGTTAATTTGATACGCTCCAACTACAGAACTACCTCCATTACCGCTGTCACTAGCGTTTGCTGTGACTGTAGCTCCTGATGTGTCTTTAGCCGTTATTGTGTATGTATTTGTTCCTGTGACTAACAGTATTTGGTATTCTTGGTTTAATACAGCAGCAGTAACGTTTCCTCCTAAACTAGATGCTCCACTAAAAGTCACAAAGTCATTAGTAGCTGCCCCATGGCTTGCGTCGGTAACTGTTATTGTAGAGCTGCCGTTAGTCGCTGCGAAAGTTACGTCACCAGCAGAAGTTGTTGTTCTAAGAGGAGTAATATCATTAAAATTATCCCCTTGTTTAATGTAGTATTTAAAAGTTGTTCCTACGCCTAAGTATCTAGTAAGTTCTAGATCAACCCAAGCGTGTAGCCCTCTGGCTGTACCTACAAAAGTATTTAAAGTAGCTTTAGCCCACCCTCCAATTTTTTCTGGAAGTCCCTTACGAAATCGAACGAGATTAGCGTCAAACCATCCACCGTCATTAGAATAGTCTGTTCCCTCTCGATTTATTCCTGGTCGAAATATAAATTTCTCTAATGCCATCTTTCATTTATATTAATTTGTCTATACCTAAAGACGCTGCAGTCAAGCCATATAAGCCCCACATAATGTACTCAAGTCTTCTAAACTTAGCAGAGCCTTCATCTAATCTTTTTTCTATATTTTCATAGCGAATAGCACATTCCTTTTCGTGTGTGCTAATTTGATGTATTGCGTCTTTAGTTGTAGCCATTATTTTTTCTTTTTAGGCCTACCTCTTTTTTTCTTTTTAACTTTTACAGTAGTGTAAGCTTCATTAACGTTTGGTGTGGTTTTATCGTCTGCTACAAATTGACCTTCGTCAGTTCTAGCCCTTACAGTTTTTTCTTCTATGCGTCTAATTTTGTTCCAAAGATTCTTCAACCACTTCATCTTCTTTCTCCTGGTTAGGTTCTTCAACAACTTCTAAAGTGCTTTGATAAGCTACTAATGCAGTTACTCTTATATCTAATTGATATTGTATGTTTGCTAGTTGCTCTTGAAGACTTTGTATTTCTTGTTGCAAAGTTTCTGTATAAGCTATTCTTTTCTGTAGTTGAGGATCTACAGGCTGTTCTGTAGCCTCTTGTTCTATTGAGTTAGTTTCTTCCATTATGAATTAGCTGCTATGTAAGCTTTACCAGTTGTTACTCCGCCACTACAAGTAGTTTTTTTACTTGAAGATGAACCTTTTACGTTAGGTGTATCATCATCTGAATCAACAGGTTCGTAAGCTAATATAGTTTCTAAGTGGTCAACATTACGTTGTACTACTTCATTTATCTCGGCTTGTGTCCAAGTTGTATCTGCTTCTGCTGAACCATC